ACTTATTAATCAGCAATGGCGATAGCATGGCGTCAATATTAATCCATGATGGTTCAGGTAGTTATCATTCAGGTTTAATAAATTATGATACGAATGTTTTAAGTCTGGGTTTAAATAACAGTAATTCAAGTAACAGTATTCTTACAACTACAGCTTTAAATATAACATCTACAGGAGTTGGTATAGGAACTACAAGTCCTACAGAAAAACTAACAGTCGCAGGTGCTATAACAACGACAGGTGCTTTATCTGATGACAGAACATCTACTGGTGCTATAGATTTTTCAAGTGGAGTAACAAGATTAGTTTCTTATGGTGCAAGTGGGACAGGTGGTACTTTTTCATTTAGAACAGCATCAGGTGGTGCAAGTTCATCAGAAAGATTTGCTATTGATGCCTCAGGTAATATTACACAAACGACAGGCGATTATATATATAGTGGTGGTGGTAACTTTGACATAAAACATTCTACTGATGACCAAAATATAACTTTTCGTACATCTACAGGTGGCTCTACTTCAGAAGTTATGCGTTTATCTTCTGCTTTGCATGTCCTTATAGGAACTACAACAAATCAAGGTGTGGGTGGTATATCTTTTCAACATGGGTCAGCAGGGGTAAACATACAACAAAATATGGATGGAACTTCTGGTGGTGCTGAATTATATGCATTTAGAAGAAACAGTACACTAATTGGCTCTATAACTCAAAGCTCAACTAATGCAGTTCAGTACAACACATCTTCTGATGCTAGATTGAAAGATGTTACAGGATCATCAAGAGGATTAGATGTTATCAACAGCCTAAATCCTGTATCTTATAATTGGAAATCTGATAATCATGCAGACGAAGGTTTAATAGCACAAGAGGTTGAAGAACTTGTACCAAATGCAGTAAACAAAGATGAAGATGGTTTCTATTCAATGGATTATAGTAAACTTGTTACGCATCTTGTAAAAGGTATGCAAGAACAACAAGAACAAATAGAGTCACTAAAAAGTGAAATTGCAAATTTAAAGGAGAATTAATATGGCAATATCTTATACTTGGGATGTAAGCAAATGCGATACATACCCATCAAAAAGTGGTAAATCTAATGTAGTACATAATGTACATTGGAGATTAACAGGTGCAGACGATAGTAACAATGATGCAGATGGCAACCCGCAAGCTGCTACAGTTTATGGATCACAAGCACTAGATACAAGTGATTTATCTAGTTTTATAAATTGGACAAGTCTTAAAGCTAGTGATGTGCAAGGTTGGGTGGAAGCTGCTTTAGGCTCTGATGAGGTTACAGCTATGAAAGCAAGTATTGATGCAAGCATAGCTGAAAAAGTAACGCCTACAAGTGTTACTAAAACACTAAGTTAATTTTAATAAAGGGGGAATAATGGCAAAACAGAAAAAAGAACCAAGTGTCGTGATTGATGGTGTCGATACAAAACTTACAGATCTAAATGAAGAGCAAAGGTATTTTGTTCATCAAGTGCAAGACCTATCAAACAAACAATTTAGAGTGCAAAGCGAGCTTGATCAAATTAATGCAGCTCTAAGTGTTTATAAAAACGCTCTTCTAACAAGCACAGAGCAAAATAAAGCAGAAGATATATCTGCAGGAGAAAAAGATGAAGTGGTGGAATAAATTAGTAGATTGGGTAACTGGCACTGAAGAAACAGTAGTGCGTGCAAGAAATGAAAAAGGCCATTATGTTGCAGATGATAAATCTACACCAGATGTAAATGAAGCATATACAACAAAGAGAGTCAAAAAGACTAAAAAATAAAAACATGATCATGGCTAAATGTGAAAAATGCGGCCAAGATGTCTTGCTACAAGATATTTTAAAACACAAGTGCGTGGTAAAAAATGCCTAAATCACCAGATGCATTTGTTTATAATGCAACTCTTGAAAGAATAGTTGATGGAGACACTTTTGATTGTTGTCTTGATCTTGGCTTTGATGTAAAGCTTCATAAACAAAGGGTGCGACTTGCAGGCATTGATACACCAGAATCAAGAACAAGAGATAAAGCTGAAAAAATACTAGGTTTGGCCGCAAAGACTAGATTAAAGGAGCTTTGTTCAGGTCATATAAAAGTAAAATCATTAGGAAAAGGTAAATATGGCCGTATACTAGGTATACCTTACACAGATGATGGCAAAGATATTTGCCAAATATTAATTAAAGAAGGCCATGCAGTAGCTTATGACGGTGGCAAAAAAACCAAAGTTTGGGGAGATTATTAATGAATATGAATCAAGGACAATTTAGCGGAGATATGGATAGAAACGAAGTCGAAATGGATCTTAACAAGTTTATGGATATGATGCGTGAGATTTCAGATCTTAAAGACAAAATAAGAGAACTCGAGGATGTAAGCAATGTCAACCCACACCAAAAGTGGATTCATTTAGCACAAGCAGTTGATGCATGGAGAATATTTCCACGAGCATTTTTAAGTGTTTACATATTCTTACTCTATTATTCAACTATGTGGTTTATGGCTTTAGAAAACCCTTCATTAGAACAATCTGGACTAATATCTATTATCGTTGGTGCAGGTGCAGCTTGGTTTGGTCTTTATGCAGGGACATCTGGCGCATCAAAAAGCTTCAAAGGCGAAGATAAATAATGAATCAAGCTATAAGCTTGATAAGCGAAGTAGGATTACCAATAGCTAGTGGTTTGATTATGGGGTATTTTATATTTTTAATAATAAGACAACTTATGAACAATCTAGTTTCAGATATTAAATCAGTACAAGGCATTACCAAAATGCTTATAACCCGAGCATCTATAATGAACAACGATATAATTAGAATAGATACCGTGGTTTCTAGCGCACTAAACATACCGCCAGATCTTGATAGGATAGCCAGAGCAGAGAATTTTGTAGAGGATGGCAAGATAGACGCAAGGCGTGACTAATGGATATAGTTGTACTGGTGCAAAAGTTTGGCTTTCCAACTGTCATGGTTATAGGCTTAGGATATTTTGTTTTTTATGTATGGCAAACTATAACTAAAACCATAGATCCATCTGTAAGTGAAATGAAAAAGACTATAATTAGGCTAACAGATCAACTTCGCCTATTGGATCAAGATATGATACGATTAAAAGAGAAAGTTGACACAGTAGTAAAACTTAAAGAACAAGATGATACGGAAAGAAAAAAACAAAGCTAATCTATACGCACTAAGTTTTTTGTGCGGCATGATGCTTTTTACTTTTGGTGTTATACAAAGCGCACAAGCAGATACTATCACTTTTAAGTTTAAGTCTCCTTCTTTTAGCGGTATTAATACCAGTTCTCATTACTTGACGATAGAAAACCAAGAACATATGAGAAAGATGACTATAAAAGAAGAGATCAAAGCTTTACAAGAAGAATTAGAGAGAGATGCTGAAAACACAACTCTTGCAAGATTCATTAGAAACTTAGAAAGCCGTATCTACGCACAAATATCCAGACAGATTGTAGAAAATATGTTTGGTGAAACACAATCTACTGAAGGCACGTTTGAACTTGAAGGTAATATAATATCTTACAAGATTGAAGACGGTATGATAATTCTTACTATTTTTAACTCAAATGACGGTTCTACCACGACTATTGAACTGCCTCTTGGTGATTTCTCTTTCTAGTTGTTCAATACTAGAAGTTGTAAAAGATACAAGACCAGATAGATACCAAAGCAAAGGATTACACGAGTATAGTATATATTCGTTGCAGTCTGACGAATTAGCATATATACCAGCTCCTGCAGTCAAACCAGTGGTTGCAGTTTACCCTACTGCTTTCCTTGATCAAACAGGACAACGAAAAAGCAACAGTGAATTTGCTTTATTCTCATCTGCAATTACACAAGCTCCATATACTTTGTTAATACGTTCGCTAAAACATGCATCAAATGGTAACTTCTTTCGTGTTGTAGAAAGAGTTGGTCTTGATAACCTTACAAAAGAAAGACAACTTATCAGATCTACAAGAGAACAACTTGGTGAAAGCCAGGCTTTAGGTCCTTTGCTTTTTGCAGGTGTCTTGCTTGAAGGTGCAGTTGTATCGTATGATAGTAACTTAGTCACAGGTGGTCTAGGCGCAAGATATTTAGGCATAGGGTCTAGTCTGCAATACCGAGAAGACAGCGTAAGTGTTAGTCTTCGTATGGTATCAGTAGCTACAGGTGAAATATTGATTGAGGTCATGTCACAAAAAACTATCTATAGTTATGGCCAATCTCAAGATGTGTTCAGATTTATAGAAATGGGCACAGAGTTGGTCGAAATAGAAACGGGTGCCACCCGCAACGAAAGCACAACCATAGCTTTAATGAAAGCTATCGAAGGTGCAGTTTTAGAAATAATAAACGTAGGAAATACAAGAGGGTATTGGAAATATGAAGAAACTAATTAACATTTTTTTATTTATGTCTCTTTCTGTTGTTGCGGACAATGAAATTTATGTAAATCAAACTGGAAACTCTGCAACCATAGATTTAGAGCAACAAGGTGGATCTAACCTTATTGGTGGTACAAGTGCGGTATCTGGCACTATGACTGCATTGGATCTTGATGGTGTGTCAATGATACTTGACATCAATCAAATAGGTGCAAGTAATAAATTTAGATCTGATGCTATTGATGGTGATAATTTTACAGGGTTTTTTGAATTTACAGGTGATAGTAATGTCTTTGACATACTTGTAGATAGCACAGGCCTTATTGACTCAGATTATATTAATATGAATATAAATGTCACTGGATCAAGTAACACCTTTGATTTAGCAGTAGCTGAGGATGATGATGCGTCTTATCTTGATCTAGATTGGATTGTTACTGGTGGCAGTAATGAGTTTGATTTTGATATAGATTATGCAAATGCAATTAACTATGTCGATGTAAACGGCAGTAGTAATACATTGAATTTCAGTGGTAGTGGGTACGGTGGCACTACATCTGCTGATAGTGGTTATTTTTACTTAGATTTAGATGGCAGTTCAAATACGATTGATGTTACGCAATCTTCTACTTTGGCAAGGGATTATCTCAAGATTATTAGCAACACTTCTAATAGCAACATTTGCGTTATCCAAAACGACCAAGGTACAAGCACAAGCTGTTAACATTGGTGATATCTCTGAACTTTCTGGTTCAGCTAGCGTTGTAAGAGACATACCTTATAACGCTAGTCTAGATTTTGTAATACAGACTAATGATGAGGCTATAACTAACAATGGCCGCATGGCTATAACTTTTCTAGATGATAGCCAAGTAAAACTTACAGAACACTCCCAACTTTTAATAGATGAATATATTTATGACCCAGACCCATCTAAATCAAAGATGGCTCTTACCTTTGCGTTAGGTACTACAAGATTTATCACAGGTAACTTAAATAGGATTGACAAACAAAACATATCTTTAAAAACGCCCACGGCTAATATAGCGATTCGCGGCACTGACTTCACAACCACAGTAAATGAACTAGGAGCATCACTAATAATTTTGTTACCAGATGCATATGGTCTATCAAGTGGAGAAATAGAGGTAACTACTGCGACAGGTAGTGTCATACTAAATCAACCTTTTCAAGCAACTACAGTAAGTGTATTTGAAAGTGCGCCCAGTAAGCCAGTAATTTTAGATCTTACTTTGGATATTATAGACAACATGCTAATTGTAAGTCCGCCAGAGACAGTAGAAATGCAAACCGAAGAAGTTATTCTTAACACAAATGATTTTTTAGATTTCAATGATCTAGATATAGATTATTTAGATGAAGATTTTTTAGATAACGAAGCGGATTTAGAATTTACAGAATTAGATATAAATTATTTAGACGTAAATTTTCTTGAAGATTTATTAGATGTGATAGATGCTTTAGAGATAGCTGAAGAAGAGGATCAATTACAACGAGATGTAAGCTCAGTTGCTATAGCAGGTACAAAATTTGGGCAAGATACAGAAACCCAAATAATATCGTTTATAGATGGTGAAAAACTTACGTTAATTAGAAGTGTTAATAGCACTGCTAGACTAGATCTTGATGTCTCTGCAAGTTATACCGTAATTTTAATTCAAGATGGTGTTTCTAAAACAATTAAGATAAACGGTGGTAGTAGCAGTGTTATCACAATAAAACAGAGTGGTTAATGAAAATATTTTCTATATTGTTAATAGTGCCTTTTAACGTCTTTGCACAACTGGATTTAACTTTGCCAGAGTTATCACAAAAAGATGTAATTAACATACCTGAACGTAAATTTTTGCAATTCGTAGAAATTAAGAAACCACCATCAAGAGCACAAATAATTACTTACTGGACTCTTAATGTGCTTGATGTCTATACAACTTATGAGGGGTTAAAAAACCCAAATACCAAAGAGGCGAATCCATTTTTAGGCGAGCGTCCGCATTTAGATAATTTACTGATTCATAAAATAGTTGTAGCAGGTATAGTAGGACAGAATTTAGATACTAATGGTTATGTTTGGATGAATCTTGCACTAACAGGAGCTGTAGTAAGAAACCAGTATATAAACAATACAACCTCCTGGTGTCCAAACAATATACACATGAATGGGTATAGGATGCCTTGCTGATGAAATATAAAATATTTGTATGTTTAGTGATTGTATTATCATTACCACTTATATTCCAAAGCACACCAACTGAGATCATTAAACTGCGTACTTTTGATGCGTTGGTAAAAACTTATGATGTATCAGGCAATTTTGTAATTTTAAACATCACCGAAGAAGATGTTGAAAGAGAGGGAGGTTGGCCTCTACCAAGACAAAGACTAGCAGAAATAAATCTCCAAATGTTAGGCCGTGGCGCAATTGGGGTTGGTTGGGCAATATCTTTTCCACAACCTGACAGAATGGGTGGAGATGAAGACTTTGGTAGATCATTGGGATACGCTCCTTCAGTTCTTGCTATGTTTGAAGATGGTAAAGGTGTGTACCCACCAACTCCAGGAACTGTTGTTGTAGGTGAGGATAAAGGTGGTATAATAACCACGGGAGTGAAGGAGAACCTGCTTCTACTTACTCAAAACTCATACGAAGGTTTGGCCATTGCTCCCACTGACATAGATCAGCTTGTCAGAAGAATACCACTGCTTGTACGAACTCCTAATAACGATTGGATACCTAGTTTTGGCACGCAGATCTATAAATCTTTGTTTGGCATAAAAACTTACATTATAAAAACCAATGATAATGGTATACAAGAAATATCAATAAAAGGAATACCACCAGTCAAAACAGATAGTCTAGGTCGTAAATGGATTAGTTGGGTAGAAACACCACAAACAGATCTTGAGGAAATGGATGTAAATGGTAGGTTTGTTATTGTTGGAGTAACTGCTGCAGGTGTTATGCCACAAATTGCTACACCTGTTGGCCTGTTAGAGCCACATAAAATACAAGCAGCGTTAGCAGAATCAATACTTATACAAGATAGTCCATATATACCAGATTATTCTTTAGCTCTTGAAATGTTAATTTATTTAGTTTCAGTAACTCTCGTATGGCTTGTATTAATACGTTTTGGTATATCCCTTGGCATTGCACTTGGTTTCACAATAATGCTCTCTACAGGCTCCATAGGATACTATTTGATTCAAAAAAGCTTACTCATAGATGTAACATGGTCGTTAATATCACAATTTATTGCAGGATCTACTGCTTTCTATTTACGCTTCAGAGAACAATACAAACTAAGACAACTAATCAAAAAACAGTTTGAGCATTATCTTGACCCTAGACAAGTGAAAATTTTGCAAAAAACTCCGAACTTACTCAAGCTAGGTGGTGAAAGAAAGTATTGCACTTTTCTGTTTACAGATGTGCGAGGGTTTACAAGTTTATCAGAAAAGCTAGAGCCAGAAGAAGTAACTAAAATTATGAACAAAGCCTTAACAATACAAGCAGATGCAGTGAAAGAGTATGGGGGTATGGTTGATAAATATATAGGCGATGCGATGATGGCTATTTTTAACGCACCAATAGACCTACAAGATCATGAGAATAAAGCCATACTAGCAGCGCAGAAAATAAAGGCAGACATGGAGCAATCCAATTTAGGAATAGACATAGGTATAGGCATAAATTCTGGAGAAGCCATAATAGGTAATATGGGTAGTGAAACACGGTTTGATTATAGTGCAATAGGAGATGCAGTAAATACAGCTGCAAGACTTGAAAGTGCTACCAAAGATGTAGGCGTAGATATAATAATAGGTCATAACACTAAAAAATCTTGTAGTTTTGAGTTAAAATTACTGAAACCAATAAAAGTAAAAGGGAAAAAACACTCTTTAGCGATTTATACAACAATATGAGCACACAACAAGCATTAAACAAAATAGAAACACACGAAAAAGAATGTTCTATTAGATACAAAAATATAGAACAAAGATTAGAAGATGGATCAGCACGCTTTGACAAACTTGAGAACATGATATGGGCTGTATACCCATTTATCCTAGTATCTATAGTTTTGTCAAAATTTGTCTAATGCAATATCTAAAAAAATTATATATTTGGATTTGTGAGTATTTTTCTACAAGATATAAAATTACTGTGTCATTTAACAAAGAGTATGGAGATTCTGACGACAAAACATATATCTCAAAAAAAATAATAATTCAAAAAGAAAAACATTTAAAGTTTAGGGATGACAATGACAAAGTGGTAGAGTATAGAAGTGCCTCTGGCTTAAATTACATTATTGAGGACGCTTGATGCAACAATTTTTACTAGCGATCATACTTACTTTAGGTTTTACATCTTATTATTTGTACAATCAAAATAAGGTTTTAACTGCAAACAATGTAGCACTTGAGGGTGCTATAGCAACGCAAGAAGAAGCAATCACAGCGTTACAAAAAGATTTTGACTTGCAAACACAACAAATGAGTGAGTTATCAAAAAAAAGTCAAGCAGCACAAAGAGAATTGTTAAGATACACAGAATTTATACAAAACTATCAGCTAAGTGCGAAAATCATAGCTGATCCAGTTGAAATGCAAAGGAAGATAAATAATGGTACAAAACACATTATGGAAGACATCGAGCAAATCAGCATCACTGTTGATGATCTTGATGATGGCTTGCAGTTGCAGCCTGATTCCAACTAAACAAATAGAAGTCACTGCAAAGCCTTTAGAAAGAGTAATTGTACAACCAGTTATGCCAAGAGAAATATCTCTTAGAGAGGTTAGATGGCTTACTATTACACCCGAGAATTTTGAAGAACAGTTTGCAATAATAGAAAATCAAGAAGGAGAGCTTGTTTTTCTAGCTATGACAGTGCCAGATTACGAAGTTATGGCATATAACATGCAAGAAATTAAACGCTATATAAGTGAATTAAAAGATGTTGTTGTGTATTATAGGGAAGTTACTACGACAAAAGAGGAGGAGTAATATGGAAATTTCACAAGAAGGCACAAGTTTAATAAAAAAATTTGAAGGGTGTGAGCTAGAAGCGTACAAATGCAGTGCAGGCGTTTGGACAATAGCTTACGGCAGAACAAAAAATGTAAAAAAAGGAGATACTTGTACACAAGAACAAGCTGATCAATGGTTACACGAAGAGTTGCCTGTATTTGGCGCTTATGTAAGTGATGCAGTGCATGTGCCATTATCACAAAATGAGTTTGATGCTTTAGTTGCATGGACTTATAACTTAGGCCCAACAAACCTTAACAATAGCACTATGCTTAAAGTGTTAAATGACAATAAGAAAGAAGAAGTCCCGCATCAAATGCGTAGATGGAACAAAGCAAACGGTAAAGTCTTGGAGGGGTTAGAACGCAGAAGACAAGCAGAGTCTTTGTTGTTTGAAGGCAAAGAGTGGCATCACATCTAATATGCCTTTACAAAAGATTACATTTAGACCAGGTATAAACAGAGAAGGTACCGCATATGATAATGAAGGGGGATGGTTTGACTGTAATTTAGTTCGATTTCGCAAGGGTAGACCAGAAAAGTTTGGGGGTTGGGAAAAACTAACTCCAAATACATATTTAGGCTCAGTTAGAGCATTACACCCTTGGATATCACTGGAGGGATCTAAATACTTAGGTTTGGGTAGCCATCTTAAGTATTACATTGAATCAGGTGGTTCTTTTAATGACATTACACCTATAAGATCAACAACGTCAGCTGGCGATGTAACTTTCTCTGCTAGTAATGGAGATGCTACGATTACAGTAGCAGATACTGCTCATGGTGCAGTGCAAAACGATTTTGTAACTTTCAGTGGCGCATCTTCGCTTGGTGGTAATATCACAGCAGCAGTTCTAAATCAAGAATATCAAGTAGCTACTGTGGTAAATGCAAACAGTTATACGATTGAAGCTAAAGACACCAGTGGTACAACAGTAACAGCAAACTCTTCTGATACTGGTAATGGTGGATCTTCAGTCGTAGGTGCATATCAAGTAAATGTTGGCTTGGATGTTTATGTTCCTGGCACAGGCTGGGGTCTTAACGGTTGGGGTATAGGTGCGTTTGGACAAGCTGCAGCTTTATCAGACACAAACCAACTGCGTTTATGGACACATGACAACTTTGGTGAAAACTTAATTATAAATCAGCGTAATGGTGGCATATTCAGATGGCTTGAGTCTGGTGGTTTGACCACGAGAGCAGTTGAACTATCAGCTATCTCTGGAGCAAACCTTGTACCAACAAAAGCACTACAAGTATTAACATCAGAAAAAGATAGGCATTTGATTGTTTTAGGTGCAGATCCCATATCTGGATCTTCAAGAACAGGAACGATAGATCCTATGTTAGTGGCTTTTAGTGATCAAGAAAATGAGTTAGATTTTGAGCCCTTGACAACGAACACTGCAGGTTCACTTAGGTTGTCAAGCGGCTCCTCCATAATTGGTGGTGTCAAAGCAAGACAAGAAACTTTAATTTGGACAGATACTGCTCTTTACAGTATGCAGTTTATAGGGCCGCCTTTTACTTTTGGTATAAACCTCATTAACGAAGGAACTGGTCTTGTTGGGCCTAAAGCTGCAACAACAGCCCCTAGTGGCGTTTTTTGGATGAGTTACAACAATTTCTATGTCTACAACGGTTCAGTACAAACATTACCTTGTTCGGTGCATAACTATGTTTTTAATGATATTAACCTAACACAATCTTTTAAAATACATGCTTTTACCATAAAAGATAAAAGTGAAATAGGGTGGTTCTATTGTTCAAGCTCATCAAGCGAAATAGACAGATATGTAATCTATAACTATGTAGAAAAATTATGGTTTTATGGGCAGTTAGTCAGGACTGCTTGGCTTGATTCTGGTATAGAGAATTACCCAAGAGCTACAGGAGATAGTTTGTTATTTAAACAAGAAGTCGGTTTTAATGACGATGGATCTCCTATGACAAATGTGTTTATAGAAAGCTCTGATATGGATATAGGTGATGGCGACCAGTTTAGTTTTTTAAAAAGAATAATACCAGATTACAAATTTATACAAGATGATAACAATGGTAATGTAAACATTGTTTTGAAAACAAGAAACTTTCCTGGCGACTCTCTTACCACAAATTCTACAAATGCCATATCAGCAACAACTCAACAAGTCTTTGTGCGTAGTCGTTCAAGACAAATAGCTTTGCGTTTTGAATCCGATGACGATGCATCTAACAATGGTAATTTATCAATAGGATGGAGATTAGGAGCCACGAGGATAGACATAAAACCAGATGGTAAAAGATGAGTAAGATTTTACAAACTCAACTACCACTAGCTACTGACACCGTTTCATCTGATATTTTTAATAGATTAGTCCGTATTTTAGAAATTAATTTGGGTGCAGTGGATCTTGATAATGTTAGGCAGATATCTGACGCAGAAAAAAACACTTTACAGTTTAACGCAGGTAGCATTATTTGGAATACCACAGTTGGGGTTTTACAAGTCTACACAGGTAACAAATGGGTAGACATAGGCGATAGAACATTAGCTAAGGGTTTTGAAATGACATCAGATGTTGGCACAGTAACTATTAAGATAGCAGGAGCAACAACCATAGAGTTATGATAAACGTAGCTGAAAACCTTATTTATCAACCAAAAAACCTACTACTCACCTATCCAAGTGATTGGTATATAAACAAAGAAACTTTTGCTGCAGTCAAAGACTCTATAAACCCAATAGTAGATTTTTACCAAGAAAGTGGCACAAAATCGCCAAAATCAACACCCTTAGACAAAATTATAGAAGA